TGCTTATGATTATCACCTAAATAAACATTATCTTGATCCTGCATTGATAACAATGTAGCTTCAAAATCTAATATCTGTTTTCTTTTTTCTTTTACAGATTTCGTTAATTCTTTTGACATATAATTTGATTTAATACGAAGATACTACAAAATTTGATCCAACACTCCATAATTCTTTAGCGCCACCAACATCTGTTATTGCGTCAGTAGAAAAAGTAACAGTAGCGAAATACCCTTTAATACCAGACATTTCATTACCCCAAACTACTTCACCGTCTCTTGCTGGACTATTGTTTATTAGATTTGCAAAATATTTGTTTTCTTTTCTATCAAAGCCTAATCTATAAATAACACCACCATCATTGTATGTTTGACTATAACTTGGTACTTGAGCTGTTGTATCGTCGTAACTAACCCATCCGTTGTTTATATAATCATATCTTTGAGTATCTGAAACAAAACTTGTTACTTGCCAACCATTATCTCCTTCGTAGTTTACGGTTTGAAAGTTTTTAGATATTCCAGAATTTTCATTAAAAACAAAAGTTATATTAGATGGAGCATATAATCCATAAAAAATACCTCTATTATTTCCACTTGGATTACTATAATGTTGGTAGATTGAACCGTTTTTAAAACTATAAAACTTATTTTTAAGACTAGTTGTAAATGTTGGTTTATAAGTAAAGAAACTACTCCATCCATTTACTAACTCATCAAAAGTTAATGTTGCATAAGTTGAAGCAGTATCAGGATTACCTTGCCAAGCAGGTGTTGTCTGTAAAGATAAAGTATAGTTTTTGTTATGAATATCATAACCTCCAACCATACGTCCAGACTCTCCTATGTTACTCATATAGTCTCTAAAATAATCTAACATACCATAAGATGATATTTCAGTTAAACCATCCATAGATAACCTTAAAACAGCATTCCTATCCTTGTCTGTAAAGTATTTTTGATAACCATAGACAGCGAAGCTTTCTGGGTTTCTACTAATACCATAATTACCAGAATAAGGCACAATTTGACCTATGACTAATTGTGTAGAGGTTACAGCTGCATTTCCTTCAGCAGAGTATATAGCGTCTTTATCTATTAAAGCTCTACTTACTTTGTTTTCCTGGAATACTATTAAATTGGTATCTTCAGCATAAAGTTTTTGAATTGATCCATTAGCTGGATCAGTAGCTTTTGTTATGCTTTCACCTACCGAGAATTGATTTGTGTTGTTTATACCAGTTCTTGAATTAAATATACCTGAGTATATTAAAGCATTTAATCTATGTTGCTGTTGAGATTCGTCTTCGACTAAATAAGCTTTTACGCCTAAATCTACTTGTGTATTGTTATAACCACCTCTAATTCTTGATTCTTCAATAAACCAGTTATTATTTCCAGCTGTAGCAGTTCCAGGAAAAGTGTTTTGATACGGATAACCATTTGGCCAAACAACTTCGTTACTTGAATTACGAACCTGTTTTAACCAAAACGAATTAAAGTATGATACTTCTATTGATGCTGCCATAATTTATAATCACTTATTTTTATAGATATTTAACATGTTAGCAACTGCATTCACTTGCCCCTGTTACGTCTTGAGTACCTCTTTTTTGAGGATCAGTATCGTAAACATCGTAACAGTTACCAAACACCCTTATATTTTCTCCTTTGTTTAAATTATCTAAAGATTTAACGTATAGCTCTTGAGATGAACTAAAACAAGCTGGTTTTAATATGTAGTAGTTGTATACAGCAGGACAATTTCTTTCTCCTGTAACAGTAAATCCAACACCTCCGCCAACAGGGTTTGTAACAAGACCATCTATGGTGTAATAAAAACCATCTAATCCTAAAACTTGATCGCCATTGATTAAACCAGGTTGTTGCGTTGTAGTTTGAGTTGATCTAAATCCTGATTGTCCAGTTTCACATTTCTTTAAACCATAGTAAGTAGTAACACTAGTTACACCGTATTCTACAGAAACCCTATAATCTGACAATGCTTTAACATTATTGAACGTATAAGAAACAGTTCCGCTAAATCCTGAAGATTTTGTTTGTGTATCTAAAATAACATCGTCCTCCATAAACCTATAAGTAGTTGTATAAAGTAAACTACTGTTTATCAATGTAACATTAGCAGTCATTGTGTTATTAGCTGGAACATCAATAACCCTAGTATCTTGCACTCCGTTTGTTGCTGGGCCTTGAAGCGTTTGATAGAATTTATTAAACTGTTCCCATTCTAATACCCATTCGCCCGCATGTGGAGTAGTTAAGTTGAAATACCTTGTTGTAACTTGCAACAAACCAAAAGTAACTTTTAGCTCACATGGATCAGACGTTAATCCCCCAGCGTCCTCTAAATTAACTGTTATTTGGTAATTACCTTCTTGTTCAGCTGTTCCATTAGGGTTTGTTAAAACTCCAGAAACTTCATCTATAACAAATAAGTTATTATTTTCAACAACCTCTCCGTTGTAACTAACGTTTGATATACTCCACGTTAGACCTTGTGTTGAATCTACTAAAGAACCATTATTTCCTTGGAAAGTATAAATAGTCCAAGGATCATTTAAATCCACTCTATTTAATAATTCTGTCACACAATTTGTAATTGTTGGAGCTACATTTTGAACTGAACCAGTAAACTGTAATTGCTCTGTTGTACCTCCAATTACATCTTGGCAATTAATTGTAAATGTAAAAGATCTATTGCCTAAGTCATAAGATGAATTTGAACCATAATAAAATAAACCATTTGTGGTTATATCAAATTGATAAGCTGAGTTAGGTGTTTTAGATAATGTAAATTCATTAGTTCTATTTACTCCGTTACCATCTATAACAGAAGCAAAACTAAAGTTTACCTGTGTTGTTATTGGAACATTGCTGCTATCTTCTGTAAACGCTCCGCTAACTACTTTTGTGCCTGACGTCATTCCTTCGTTTTGATTATAACCACCATTTAAGTTAATAAAGTAAGGACCAACAAACCCAGAATTTATAGCTTGATTTAATTCCGATATTAGACCAGTTGTACTAGTTTCCCAATATATGTCTAATAAGGAAACAACAGGTGAAGTCTCATAAACACCTAATGTTATATTATACGTTTGATTTGGGAGTTGCTCAGGTCTTCCTATTGCAGTGCTTTTTCCAACCTCAAGCTGAGTACTTATTCGTCCTATTAATGGATTTGTAATACTTTCATAAAACTCGTCATATTCTAAATCAGTTCCATTGCTTAAATTGTAGTTTGTATCAGCTAGTGTTGATATAGAAACAACAGTATCAGATAGTATGCCAGGATAATATTGTCTATTTAAATTTGGCACATCTGCAATAGTAGGTGTAACTCTTCCAAAAAGTTGCACACTACTTCTGTACTGTCTTTGATCAGGACCAACTTCAGATAAATCTCTAGGTACTTTATTTATATTGTCATTTATTAAAACTATGTTAGCTGTTTTATTTAATTCAATTCCACTTCTATTAGGATACCCGTTGAGTATACCGGGCAAGTAAACATTGTAGTAATCTTGTTCTTGCTGTCTAACAACCACTTTATATGAATACCATCCTAATGGGTTAGTTGTACTATATAAACCAGGATAACCTTCAATATCTAAATTAGAAGGTATAGGAGAATTAAATAAAACTCTTAGTGCATAACCAGGCCAATTTAGTATATCAGATGGGTTTCCATTAAAATAAGGCAAATATATAGTTGATCCACCATACTGTACTCCTTCTTCATTTTCTCCCGTATCTTTTGAAGACAATATAACAGAGGATTGTCTGCCAAATTTATCTGATAAAACAATTCCAACTTGATAGTTTCTATTTTGCTTTGTAGTGTGATTAGGGTATTCTACTTGACTGTTTTGTAGCTTTAAAGAATAACCAACACCGTAATCTATAGATTTAGGAGGCGACATTCTATCGTAAAAGTTACCATACATCACCCTGTTTCCTGATACCTCTTGAGCTAAAGCTCTAACTGGTACCATATCATAAACTCTAACACCTTGACTAGCTGGTAGTGTTTTATATGGTTTTGTAGATATGTAAGTAAAATTGTAAACCTTTTTGTTTACATTAGATTTCATTTTGTTAACCACAGAGTTTACAGGAATAGACTCAACAACCTTTATGTTAACTGTGTCTGACTCTCTGTATATTATCTCTAATTCACTTATGTGTAGATCAGTTTCAGGGTTTTCAGTTTCAAAAGGTATGTTTAAACCTATCTGTGTTACGTTGTTTTCTACAAATTGAACTATAGTGCTTCTGTAAGCTTCATCTTGATCTCCATCTAAAAAATAACCTTGTTGTTTAGGTATGAAGCATGTTTGGGTAAAAGGAGCCATTAAAGAGTATTCTCCATCATCAAACTTATATCTATAACTAAATCTAACAAATTTATCTTGTAAAAAGTTAGGATCACCAGCCCAGTTAGCGTTATAATCAGGGTTTGGCGTTGTTCCGTCAGGCATAAACTCTTGAGCAGGATTTATCATTGTCGATTCTAATGGTAATCCCTGAGCTATATTAACTAATTTTATAGCTTCAAGAGGCGCTGGTTTTGCTACAGAAATAGTGTCTTCACTAGAATAATAAGTAGGACTTGAGCTACCGCTTGGGTTAGCTGAATCAACATTTATTTTCCTTGGTTGGTTTCTATTATCAGTAAAAAATAAAAGATTTTCAAGTATGTTTACCCCAATGATGGGGTTGTTTTTAGCAAAGTTTAAAAATCTACCTTGAACTAGTTTAGTGTATATTTTTGTAGACGTGTTGTATCTTGATATAATACAATTTGCGTTTGATGGTGCGAAATTAGATATACCACTAACAGAAGTATCTATGTAATCTGTTAAAAACAAATATATATTATTATTAGCATTATCTGCTAAAAAACCTATAACATCTATATTAGGTATATTTAATACAGTAGAAGATATAACAGAGTTACCCAATACGTTTTCTAAAGCACCTACGTCTGAACCTTCAGATCTACTTATTGAAACATTTTGAGCATTTCTATATTCTCCAGTTGGAACAAGCCTGTCATCCAGGTCTTTGTTCATCTTGGCTTTTATAAAAGTATTTTTAATTTCAGCCATTTAATTAGTGTTTAAGCCATTTAGATTTACCTCGCATTACTTGTACTATCTCGCTAAGCTTTATATTTGATAATCTTATTTTAGCATTTCTCAATGCTGCAGATCTATCTCTTTTAAATCTTTGTACTACATACTCAGGTTGATTTGCTCTTGTAGCAAGTATGCTATACACTATATGCAGGTACATAGCTTCTTCAGCCATCTTAGGAACTTTTGTATCCATATCGTAAGCTAAGCCATCAGATATATATTCTAGTATAATAAGCTTGTTAACTAAATCGCTTGAAAAAGATATTTTACCTTCTCTTTCATTTACAGTAAAAGTACCATTAACATTAGCATTTTGTGGATCTAAACCATATGCTCTACCATAAAAGTTACCGTTATCAAACCATTGACCATCAACATCTAAACCGCTATTGTAGTTATCTAATGAAGCTATATTGTTTATCAATGTAGTATTTGCTACCTCCCATCTTTCCTCTGTTTGAGAAGATCCTTGTAAGTTTTCTTCGTAGTTATCTTGAACGGGAACACCGTCTTGATCTTGCAAAGGAGTAGTATATGGGTTGCTAGTTAGTTGTGTTGGGAATATTTGATGTTTAACACCCAGTCTATCTACCCAGGACATTTTAACATAGTTAACATAGTCTTGTGGCATAACAACACTTAAGCTTGGTGGTATAGATAACTCTTGTGATTTAATACTTTTTAACGTATCATAACTAAACTCTTGTAATCCTCTTTTAGCGTGGAATATAACATCTGTTCTTTTAACGTCAGATATTAATTTACCAGCGCCAACGTAAGCTACTAAAAAGTTATTTATAATATCGTTTAATGTTACATACGTGTATCCACCATAATTGTTTTCAACAACATCGCCAAAAGCGTTTTCGTTACCATAGTTTCCACCGCTGTTACTTTTAAGTTGTATTATTAAATAACTGTTAGCAGAAAGTGCGGTAGCTAATGTAATAACATTGTCTACAACAGTATATGGCAAAGTGTACTCGCCAAAAGTTCCTGGCAAGCCTGTGGTGCTTGTATATAACACAAAGTTATTTAAACCATAATCTGAAGTATTAGGGCTATAAGCGCCAAAAACTAAATCTGTATTAAAAGTAGCAGTAAAAGATGTTTGGCTACTGGTTGTTGTAAAACTTTGAGATCCAGCATAATACTGGCTATTAGTTTCGGTTATTAAACCGTTATTTGGTTTTGCCATAATCTATTAGCTTTTTTTATTTACTTCTTCTGCTTGCGCCTGTTGTGCTGCAACTTGAATTATTTGTGGGTCTTTAATAACAATACCCATATATAACAATACATTTGTTATTACATTGGTTTGTTCCGTAGCGTCTAATTCAAATTGAGTAGATGTTGATGGGTTATATATATAAGGACCAGATGTCCAAGTACCTCCACCTAATTGTTGGTAACCCCAAACAACATTAGCTGGTTTTCTTATGTAAGAAACCGTTATATCAGAAGCTGTAGTTATAGTTTTTGGATATACATATATACGCGGAGGGTTTGTAGTAGTACCATCTTCATAGACGTATATAGGGTGAGTTGTAGTTGGTTTTGTTAAAGGTGAAAGATTAATATTAAGTAATTCATTTCTTTGAACTCTTTGCAACTCTACTTCATCTTTATATATAACAGTACCAATTCTATGTGTATTACTTGGTGGTAAAAAATACCCAGATACATTATAAGTAGAATTACCTATAGTTTTAAATATGGATATATTATTATCAATGTTTTTTTGTCTGTCAGCGTATTCACTGTCAGCTTGCGGCACGCGTAGTTGTTGATTAAGATCTTCAAAGTACTTTTCAAATATTTCTAATTGAACTTGCGTACCTATCTTATTAAACTCATCAGGTGTTACATAACCCCTTTGTTCTTTATTGAGTATTAACAGAACTGTTTTGTAAACTGTATCTACGTTTATTGCCATTTTATTTTTTATTATAATATAGGGGTGAAATTAATCACCCCATATATTAATATTACGTACTATTTAAATTTTTTCTCTATAGACTTAAATATTTCTACACCTTCATCAGTCTTAAAGAAAGCAGCCATAGCTGAGTATGGATTTTCATCAAAAGGAACAGTCATTAGTTTAGCGTTGTTTGTACCCCACATAAACGTTCTTTGATCCTGTGATAGTTTTATAATACCAGCTTCAGAAGCTTTAATCGCAAAATTCCTTAATTGTACATTTTCATCATTAGCTAAATCCATGAACAATACTGGGTTTCTTTTTGCAAATAACAACAAGTCTCTTCTAATTTCTTTAGAACTCATAGCAGAAACAGCAGATCCAATTTCAACTCTTAAAATAGCTTCAGCTTGATCAACATCTATTTCTCTTGCAGCTACTAAAGCATCGATTTGAATATCTAAGTCTTCTAATTCGTTGTTAGCCGTTACAACAGCATCAAATTCAGCATACTTAATATTTAAACCAGGGTGATAAAGAGACAGTAGTTTTTGTAAGTTTTGTTTTTCTTTTGGTACGAATAAAGTACCATTTTTAAACATAATATGCCCTAATGTTGCTTCGCCTTTTTGTTCGTCTACAAAAGGAGAGTTTTGATTAGTTGCATATCTAATTTCTTTTTGTTCACCATTTTCTTTGTTAAACCATAATAACGGGTATCTAGACGTGTGTCTTGAAGATAAAGTAAAAGTTAAAGGACTATGTGATCCAGTTAAATAATACGTTCTATCTTTTATTTCCCACTCAGGTTTAGCAGGTGCTTTTGGTGTTTCTTTTTTAGGTTGTTCAACAACCATAGTTTCTTCAAATACTTCTTCTGTAGAAGCGGTAGCTTTTTTAGCCATAATATAATAAGATTAAATAATTAATAAGAGTAAAAATTACCCCCGTCAGTACAACGAGGGTAATAATTACAAGTTGTTGTTATGCAGATGCAGTAAACAATACGAAGTTGTTAGCTGCTTGAACTACTAAACATCTTTCAGACAAGAAGTGTACTTCCATAGCATCAAGATCAGAAGTGTAAGCTCCACCTACAGAACCAGTGATCCAAGATTTCATTCTTCTGTCGTCAGCTTGAGAAGCTCTATAACGCACGTGTAAGAATGGTCTTCTGATGTTTGTTCCTAAGATTTGATCGTATACTGTAGAAGTTCCAGCAGGTACTAATACACCATCGATACCAGATCCTACTTGTCCAGCTCCGTTAGAAGCACCACGAGTAGAAGCATCGTTTAAGTATTTCCAGTCAGTCTTATAGAAATCGTAAGAACCTCTTCTGAATCCAGTGAAACCTAAGTTTAACGCCATTTCAGCAGAGTTTTCAAACAATCCATAAGCAGTACCTCCGTTAGCTCCAGCAGATAAGCCAGCAAGCATATCGTCAAAATCTAAAGAAGTTTGTCTGTTTAAGAATAACATGTTTTCTTCAATTGCTCCTTGAGTGTCTAAGTTTTTCAAGATGCTATCAAAGTCAGCTAATCCAGAAGCTGCAGTAAAGTTGTTTAATACGTTACCTCTTGATTGTACAGCTGCGAATAAACCTTCAGTACCTTTGATACCTTCAACAGTATCTAGTGTAGAAGCTCCAGAAACTAATTCTCCTTCAACTACAGACATTTCTAAGTAATCTTCAAAACGTAAACGAGTTTCAGATTCAGCTTTTAAATACCATAAGAATCCAGAAGCACCATCTTCAGTAGCAACTTCAACCCATCCAATTTGAGCAGTATCAGATCCAGAGATAGCATATTTCTCTTTGATAATGATTGGAGAGTTAGAGTACTGAGTGAAAGAAGGTGTTACAGACTTAATATCAGCATCTGTAGTCCCTTTTTTGTATTCAGAACCATAAACGAAGATTTTAAGTGCTCCAGCAGTTCCAGATAAAGCAGCCATATCAGCAGCAGTGTAAGGTTTTACTGTAATAGTAGCCAATGTAGGAGAAGTGTTAACACTGTCTGTTACAAAAACTTTTAAGTCTTGTCCAGTTGCTGGATCAATAACTACTAATGTTTGGTTTTTAGAAATAACGTTTTGTACAAAGTTTGGTCCAGCTGTTGCATTCAAAGCGAATGTTAAAGTTGTATCAGTTGCTTTTGTAACGCTATCGTAAGCGATATGTAATCTGTTTTGCTCAGACCATACGATTTGATCAGAAGACATTGGCATTTCAGCTCCTACCATTCTTAAGAAACCAGATAAAGTTCTATTTCCATAGCGCTCTACTTCTGCCTCATAAATCTCAGGTAAATACTGTTGTGCGAAATCATTTCCAGATCCGTCTGTAAAGTTTAAATAATTGCTCTCAAGAAGTTGTTGCTTCTGAGATGGTTTAATTGACCCATATACGGGTGCGACTACTGCCATAATAAATTTTTTTAATTGTTAAATTTTTTTGTTTTAATTCTAAGTTTTGAAGAATCGTAACCACTAATAGCTTTGACTTTTAATCCATTTACATAAACATCACCAGCAGCTGCTTGTCTTGTTTCAGCACTAGGATTTTTTGAATTAGTAACAACTTCTTTTACCGCGTCAGCTTTACCTTGCTCGTAAAAGTGAGATGCTATTTTGTCAATGTTATCAGCAGCATACATAGCCTTGTGATAACCTCTCGCATCTACAACTTCACCTTTATCATTTAAGAACTTCTTAATTAGGTTATTGATGTTTGATTGGTTCTCAGCTACTTTTTCAACATTTTGAATACCGTACCTAAATTTCTTTTCTCCTACATTGATGTCAAAACCTTTGAAATCATCAGAAAAAAGCCTTTTAGTTTCAGCTTTAAATTTCTCGTGTTGCTCAGCAGCTATGCTTTGCTCTTCGTTGTATCGGTTGAAAAAGTCAAGTGCTTTCTTTTGCTCTTGGGTAACACCAGGTCTCAACTTGATTTCCTCGTAATATTTACCTTTAAGATCTTCAAGATAGTTCTTAGCTTTTGCAACTTCTTCTTTATAAGCGAGTTTTCTTTTTCTTACATCTCGCTCTTCATCAAGTTCCTCATCATAGCTAAAGTTATCTTCCATAAGGAATTGTATTTCTTCAGCGTCTAAATGTGGTCTTGTTTTTTTATAGTATTCTTTAAGTAATGCAGTGTTGTCTACATTTGTGTAATCAGCATTTAATCTAACGTAGTCTTCAACTGTTCCACCAGTTTCCTCCATAAAAGAAACTAATTTTTCAATGTTTTCAGGTAGTTGTTTACCTGTTTCTTGACTTTGTTGAACAGCTTGTTCTACTTGTTCTGTTAAATCTTTAACTTCTTCTTCTTCGTCTGTTATTTCTTGAATAACTACTGGCTCATCTTCAATAACCTCTGTGGCAGCGACTGCGGGTTTTTCGTCTTGTTCAACCACTTCTTGCAGTTCCACTTCGGGTTGTTCTGCGCGTAACACGCTTTCATCTGCAACTTGCTCTTGAACGGCATCCTCTTCTTTTTTAGGTGTTAGATCAACTTTAATGACATCTTTATTGCCACTTAGTTTTTTCATTGCGGGTTTTTTCTTTTGTAATTTAAAATCCCCTTCTTGTTTTACTGTTTCTGACATGATATGATAATATATAATTAATTAATATAATTTACCTAGGAGCAAACTGCTCTAGGTTGAATCCACCAAGAGTGTCGTTCCCTTGTGATTCAAAATCTTTTGGTAATAAATCATTTTGTCTTTGATCTATTAACTCAGATTGTTGTGTAGCTTGTATTTTAGTTCTTTTATCTTTGCGATCTTCTACTTCTTTTATTTTCCCAGCTTCAGCGTTAGCTTTAATCTGAGCAAGTTGCATTTGATAATTAAACTCTTCAGCCATAAGCTCTCTTTTTATTTGAGCTTCTGTTTGCATTCTTTGTATTTCAAACTGAGATTTAGCTTGTTCTATACTAACTTTCTCTTGAGTAAGAGCTTGTTGTTTCTGAACCTCAGCCATAGCAGCCCTTTCATTTGCCTCTGAATTAGCTTGGGCTTGTGCTTGTATATTAGCTAATTGCGCTTGCTCTGCAGCTTCTTGTTTCTTTTTCTGTCTAAACTTGAGAAGTTGATTAGCTAATTTTAAATTAGAAATATCCCTAATATCTATAGCGTCCTCTAAACCAATCATACCAGCTTGCAAAGCTATTTGTATATTTTGCTCAAGTTGAGATTTTTCTTCTTCTTCTGGTTCTAATTCTAAGAATATACCAAAATCGTGAAGATTCAAATACTCTATCTCCTCTAAAACAGCTGTATTAAAAGTATTTATACTATTTACTAAAGACATTTTAGTTAAAGGGAAATTAAGCACGTCTGAAACCCTCATACTGACGTTCTCGCATGTTCTAACGGTTAAATAGAACATAGACTGTAATATGTGTCTAGTGGCAACATTAGATTGATTAGCGGCCATCTTTTGCAATCCTAATAAAGCGTCTTTATCTGGGTTGCTACCATCTCTCGCTTCGTTTAATCCAGTTACATCCCTTATCATTTGTAGATAATAGTTGTAAGTGTTTATTAATGAAGCTATTTTACCTTGACCAGATGATGAGGATAATTCTTGAACTGGTACTTTACCTCTATTTAATTCACCATCTTGTGTTAAAGATCTACCAACTACACTACCTGTTTGGAAGTACATGTTTAGTGCCTCTGCTGGGTTATAGTTTGTTCCGTTACCAAGATCAACTTCAGCTAAACCATCCATATCTAAGAACACACCATCTGGTACTATTCTTGACATTACTTGCTGTAGTTTTAAATGAGTTAATTGAATCATATCAGCAAAACCAGTTATTTTGCTAACTACAGACTCAATTCTTCCTTTGTACATTCTTGGAGCAGCAATAGAATAGTTCATAGCTACTTTAGTGGTATCAGCATAAGGTCTTGTCATGTTCTCAGCTAATTTCCACTCTAACATAGTATTATTACCTAATACTTTGGCTCCAGAATATAAAACCTCTATTGTTCTTGATACTCTTTCAAAGTTATCATTTACAGGTGGATTAAAACTATCATCTTTTTCAATAGCTTTTTCTAATCCATTTTCTGTTTGCTTTATCTTAAATACTTGATTATTGTAAGTCTTGTATTCAAAGTATAAAACCTGTACAGTATTCTCATCGTAATTACCCCAACCAGTTATATATTGGTTGTTGCCAGGCATGTTTTGAATATTTTTTAACTCTTCTTCAGATATATATGGAAATTCTTTTTTTAATTCTGGTATAGTTATTGATTTAACTTCACCAACATAATATATATCCTCAAAGTTAGGATCTTCCGTGTAAGAATAAACTAAATAAGCTGGATCTACATAATCAATTACAATACCGTTTGAAACATTGAAACTTGTTTTAACACAAGATATACCTAATATTGTTAGATCTTGAGCTACTCTTTTTCTAGTTTCATCGTACTTGTTTTGATTTAAAACAGTCTTTATTACTTCCTCTTCAGCTATTTCTACACTTTGCTTGTAGCTTAGTTGCATAAAGAGATCTAACTCTTCTTTATTATCTGGTAGTTTATCAGGTTCTGCAGAAGCGTATAAATTTTGACCAAACTCAGCATTTATTTGATCTATATATGCTTTGTTCTCAATGTCTCTTAAAGCGTTAAAAGCATAGTTAGTTCTTTGTTTTAAAGCAAAAGGATCAGTTGCCATTGCTTTTACTTGATAACCTTTCTGCGTCATACCGTTAACAACTATATCTACAAACTTAGATATAACAGGTACTGGTTTCCAATCTAAATTAAGATAAGACAAGTCGCCATTAATAGCCAACTCATCTTTATATTTTTGTATAGACTGCTCACCTCTAGCGTATAATCTTAACTGATGAAAGTTATTATAATTTGTTTGATACCTGTTAGCATTAGTTCTTCCTTGATCAAACCATTCTTGTTCAATGGCTCTTGCCACTTGAATACCATACTCTAACGATGCTTTTTCCACATCGCTAACCACTTGGCTTGGAAAAGAACTATTGGTATTTGTGTATATGTTCATTTACGTTATAATTTTTGAGGTACTACCATCATTATTGTATCTTTTTATACCTAGATTAACAGGTTGTCTTTCTATTCTGTTTATAGGTACATACCTATGTTTATTGCAAGCCATTAAAGCTAAACCTGAACTAATAGACGCATCGTGACTTGTTCTATTGTTTATATTAAATCTAGCCCAATCTTCTAGTGTTCTTTGGAAATACATATCTCCGTAGCCAGTATCAGATAAACCAATATGAGATTCAACATAGGTTTCAATAGCAGCGGCATGCGCTTGCTTTATATCTTCACTGGAGTTAGGTATTCCACCTATTTCTCTTTCTGTTACAGATAATTTATTCCAAATCTTATCTGGTCTATTCATTGAAAAACCTCTATAACCTCTTCTTTTAAAATGATATAAAAGTCTAGGCTTATTGTTTTCAGCTAGTATTGGCATACCATAAAAAATACAAGCCATCAAAACTTCTTCAAAAAATATCTCAGCAGTTTGTGGTCTTGCTATGTATTCTAAGAAAAAATGATTTGGTGGAACATCTTCCATAGAAAATTTAGTTAAACCGTGTAGAGATCCATTTGAACCTCTTTGATCAACAGTACCTGATATATCGTAACTATCGCATCCAAATGCACCAAGCTGTTCATTTCCTGGCCATTTAGCACCATTCTTTATTATCACTTGGTTTTGAAGATGTTTAGGTGGTACCCAGGTTATTTTAAACCTTCCATCTTTGTGCGGATTAAATACTACTCTAGTATCTGGCATACCGTTTTCCCATGCAAAACTACCAGTTGTTACTACAGAGGTATTCCTAAGATCTTCATTGTAATCTATTTGTTGGTATATTTTTGTAAGATTAAACAGTGATTGCTTAGCCTCATCTCTAAATGCGTGTTGTTCAGTTCTTGGGAACTGACGGTACATTTCGTTTAAACCATCTTGGTCATTCTTTAAACCATCAACTTCATTTTGCCAGTGTTCTATAACACCATAATCTACTAACGATCCATCCGCTGCTTTAACGGGTTTCTCTGGAGTGTCGAAGACAGGTATTCCATAAGTATCAATGAATCCTTCGTAGTTCCATTCCATAGGTATGAACAAAGAATATAATCCTGAACTAGTCTGTCCGTTGCGGTTTCTCTTGGTAACGTCTGAGTCATAATAAAGTTTTTTAAAGTTTTCACCTCCTTTATCTAAAGCATTTGATGTTGATCCCATCATACACTTACCAATAATTCTACTACCAAGTCTTAGAGTTGTTTTTGTAACCCTCCAGTTATTTAATATATTATCAGGTCTCTCCCATTTACCTGATTCATCATGTACTAAAAGTTTGAGCTTTTCACCGTCGTAGGAGTTATCACCGGTGTTTTTCCAGTCGATGGTCGTATCAAGTCCTTGTAATTCGTTTTTGGCAATGGATACCTTATCGACGGACTTTCTGGTGATTTTAGACGCGGGTACACGGTAGGCGAGCTCGGTCTTCGGTCTGTCCATTCCGTCCTGAATTGGTTTGAAGAAGAAAGGATAGTTGATTGATATAGGTACCACCTTATCTGTAAACATCTTCTTAGCATCTGCGCCTGATTTTGATAAGATCCCGAATCTCGCATCAGAAGATATTGTTGCCATATGAACTGCTGCTCCGCTGGCCATGAAGCTAAAACCGGACCTCCTATTCTTAAGGTAGCACATTCCGAAACATCTGCTATCTGCCATGCAAGCTTCCCAGAAGATGAAGAATAATCTATTTGCTTCCCTAAAGTCTGGCTGCCCAACATCAATCTTGGTCCACTGCAGGTACATGTAATGAGTGCCAGTGATGTAAGTAGGAATGCCTTTATTATAAAACGAAAAACCTTTTTCCCTGTACTCAAACTCTTGATCAATATATTCATACCATTTGTTTTTAAAATGATCAGGAAAAGTATCCCACTCAAAAATTGTTTTAATTTTTGATAACTCCGTTGGAATTTTATGAGACTCCCAATACTGATCTAATTTATTTTCAGATCTTGAATAAGCTTTATCTATGTAAGGTAAAGCTATTTTTAATCCTTGTATTTCATATATTTCTCCAATCTTTCCAGTCTTGCTTATAACAACAACATCGTGTTCTTTGTTGTAACCATATTCCCATTTTTTATATCTATTTTGGGTTTTTATGGTTTTAGACTTAATATGATCAGGCAGTACTTTGTATAGTGTTTGCTCGTACATTACTTAGATCTACCTTCAGCGAAACCTCTGAAATTTTTTTGTGGTGAATCAGCAGATTCATCATTTAACAATTGTTCTTCTTGTTCAATACGTGAAAGTATTTCAAAAGCATCAAATATTGCTAATTTCTTTGTAGCAGCAGCATTTTTTAATCTATCAGCTGATATGTCATCATCTGAGTCAACTATTTTTTCTCTAGCTACTTTTATTAATTCCTCAACTGCTTTTTGCCCAGCTAGGATTATATTCTTCTTCGTTTCCTTGGTATTCATATTTAATTACAATATCATTAGATTTCATACAGTATAATCTTTCCTCATCAACTACAAATTCAAATTCGCCGCCAGGAGTATAACCCACAAGGTCCCCAGGATTGATTTCTAGCGCTTGTAAGGAACTATTACCGTATTTAAGTATACCAATAAGCTTTTGCTCTTTTTCAAGAGAGAAGCTGTCTTTATTTTTAATTGGAATAATAAAACATCTATCATTAAATGTCTTCCATTTTTTAGGTTTTCCATATAAATATATTTGATCTGGTGCAACAAAATATAATCCATCAATAAACATTGATCTACTATCTTTTTGATTCCCTTTCATATCATAAAACCTCCTAAATACGTTGTGGTGAATAACCACAATATCTCCAACGCTAATACCCGTGTCATAAGCTAAAGGAGTTGCTACTACTTCAGCATAATTACTTACAGATTTATAGCTCTCTATTGACGAGTTTGTAACAAGTGTTTTATCGCCAACTTTCTTTTCGTTGTCATAGCGCTTGCCGACTGGCTTCACAATGAAGTCGTAAATACTTCTCATTAGTATTCTAGATCATACTCAACAGATATTGCCATGTTAGAATTAAACTTCTTCCATGGCATTACCTCGTTGCTTTTCTTTATGTGAATGTTATAAGAGCTATCTTCTTCGTCGAATAATATATAGGCTATCTCGTGACCACCATAAACAGATTGACCAACAGCATAGTGCATAGCGTCATTCTTGTAGTCAGAACCTATACTTATTTTTCTTATAACAGAAGCCATTACTCTTCTTCTTTAACAATTTCAGTATAAGTACCTGTTTCTATATCAATAGTAATAGCACCATACTCTTTCTCAAGTTCAGCTTTAAAAGCTTCAATTTCCTCGTTTAGTCCAGCTTGTTTATGTAATAAACCATGCTTTTGAACTTCCACAAAACCAATATCTTTTAAAATATTAGTCAGGTCTTTTTGCTGTTCTTGAATTTTAGTTAATTGTTCTTTTGTAATTTCTTGTACTTTTTTCATTTGATTTGATTTGATTTAATTAATTGTTATTTATTTTCTTTTATTGCTGATCCAAAATAGTATCCAAATATTGATAAAGCAACACCTTCTACTATTCCGATCAAATGTATGAAAATTTCTTTATTTGATTCTGGCACTTGTGTGGTAACTACAGTATAAACTAAAAAAGCAAAAGCAGTTAATCCAACTATGCCAGTAAGATTAAACATCCAGTCTGTTCCGTATTTTCTTAAATTTACTTCTCTTTTCCTAGCAGAGTCTCTATCTTCTACTTCTAACCTATAAAGTTCTACCAATCTATCGTGTGCTTCAGCTTTTTGATCGTCACTTAGATTTGGGTCTTTATCTATTAACTTTTTAACTACTCCTAAAAGACCTTTATCTGGAAGCACATCACCTACAACGTCTATTATAGTAGAACCAGCTCCTAGTAGAAACTTACCTAATCCTGTTTCTTTAAAAGGTTTTTTATCTTTCATTATTTGTATTTAAATTGGGCTTTAATATCAGGATTTTCTTTTTGAATTTGCTTTGAGTAATTATCAAATTGCTGCGGCGTAATTCCTCCAGCGGCATTGTACGTTGGAATAGCACCACCTTCTTGCAACCTATTAGTACTTCTTTTAACATATTTAGAAAACTTACCAAGATTAACTCCTGTTGGTGTAGATATTTTTTCACCATGCATCTCATTAATAGTGTTAGCTAAATTCTCTGTTTGAGATTCAGTTAATTTACCTTTACTTTTTTTAGTGTTATCACCAGGTCCTTCGTTTATTTTACTCAAAGGACTTGAGTATTTCATTTTAAACGGCATAGTTATTTAGTTTTAGATTTGTTATAAGCTTCTTTTTCCCAAGGAAGGTTTTTAGCTCCTTCTTCCATTTGTGCCCTTGAATATTTTTTACCTTTCCAAAAAACAGCGCTATCATTATAATCAAGATCACCTCGTTTCATTTGATCGATGTGAACTTTTTCGTGATTAATTACATCTTGCTTTTGTTTTTCGTCAGTAATATTTTTATTTATAAGTATACTACCATTTCTATCGGCTTTACCTAACACTTCATCACCTAAGTCTACGTTATATATAGGTGTATTGTCGATGTAATATGGTGGATTACTTAGTTTGAACGCCATTATATGGGAACATGTTGTTTAAAGCTTCTTTTCTTTTTTGGCAACCACAAGGGATATTAAGACCCTCTGATACTTTATCAACAACAGATTTAATACCAGTTGCTGTAGTTATCTTTTCTATAGTGTCACCTAGTCCCTTGGATTCCATTACTTAGAACAGTGCTTACTCATCCAAGATCCAGTCATCTTCATAGGAGAACAACTCATTTTAGCAGGTGATCCATACATAGACATTGGACTATCATCTTTCATTCCTGCTTGAGCATTTTTAGCATAGTTTTTTCTAGCTGATGCATTAAGTGATTGGTTGCTTGCTTCTTTAACGTCGTAAGCTGTTTTTTTACTAATGTTTGGCATAATTATTTCTTTTTTGAGATTCTTTTTTCTATTCTTGTCGCTCTTTTATTTAACCTGTTGTGTTTAGCTCTTGCAGCTTTACCTTCCATTTGACCTCTAGAACCAGCGTTGTAATCAGATTTTACTTTAGCTGCTTTGTTTTTAGTTTTAGCCAATCTCACTTCTTTTCTACTCTTTGAAACTTCAGTTGATTTAGTAGACTTAGCTTCTTCAGTTTTGGTTGTTTGTTTTCCTGAATTTAAAAATTTAGCAGCTTTTACTCCTGCTTCTGACGTTGTTTTTGCATTAGATGTTTTATTTGCGTTTGAAGTAAACGAACGAGTTGTCAGTGGTTCTGAGGATACAGGTGTTTTTTTATTTGTTTTTTTAGGTGAAGTTTTTTTATTTTCAGTAACCTTCTTTTGTCTAGGAGCTGAGGAAGGAGTTGTTGTTTTTGCTTTTGGTTTTGTTTCAACAGGTGTCGTGTCAGCTATTGTAGGTATAGTAAAACCTCTTGGAGTCGTAGGACCTTGAACAGTACCAATTGTGTTTGTTCTAGCAGAACTTGGTGGATCTTGGTATGTAATTCTTTTCGTTACTCCTTCTACTTTTACAGTTCCTGTTGTTTTATCTCCAAGTGCGTTTAATGGAGAACCTTTCATTTTAAATGGCATAGTTTTATTTTTTATATATTAATATTAGCATTTCCACTTACGTCTTGCAATGTCGTTTGGACAATCACCGTTTTTATCTGGATTTTTACATTTTTTAATACCAGCTGATCTAGCGCAGTATGATTTTTTTCTACTACCACCTTCTGGTTGAGGTGCCTGTAAGTTTCCACCAGTTTCCCTGTTGTACTTTCTTCTCTCAGCAGCAGACATACCTGCTTCGTATGGTTTAGTCCTTAAAAAAGGAGATTTACTTTGTACGTATGCCATTATATTAGTTTGTATTTTGATTTGCCATTTAATTTGTAAGCCTTCATAATTCTTCTTCTATTTTCATCAGAAGAAACATAACTAACATGCACCCAGTCAGGATTATTATCGTTTCCAAATTCCCAAATTAATTGATCGAAATCTAAGTTATCTTTTATATAATTAAACATTTCAGCATTTGTCTTATGACCAAATGTATCATCTAAGTCAATAGCTCTACCTTCACAATGTTGTGATCTAGAACTTCCGCCAATAACTGAGTTTAATTCTTTGCACCTATAAAAAGAATTAATCTTTATAGGTCCTCCAACCCACTCTCTAAGTGGTTCAAAAACAAGTTCAGCAATTATCTGCATGTTAACCAAGTGATATGGCTCAGGTGTATTGTCTATATCAAGTCTTAAAGCAGTTCTTGAATAAACACCTTCTTTATCAGATATATGCTTGCTAATCATTTTACTTCTTCTTATACAAGTGATACCACTTATTAACAGTATACCCTATAGTAACTAATAATAACGTGATCTTCAATACAGGCTCGATACTTGTCATAGAAACTAATAAAGATATTGCGTTAATGATGTACAGTTTAATATCAGCCCCTGCCATTTCCCTTAGCATAAGTTTTAGACGTAATAGGTCCTTCTGAATAAGGAACATCAGCCATACTAACTTTCATACCATTTTTTCCGCTGCTAGATCCTTTGCCCATTGGAAAACCAGTAGTGTCTAACGGTCCATCCCATAAAGCATTAGCTCCTGTTGTGCCGTGAGCTTCTATTTTACCTACAGCTGGTGTTATAGTTTTTTTCATAATATCTTTTATTAGTTTAATAATTATTCTTTGTAACCTTCTACCCTTGCCTTTATGACATCTGCTCTAGTGATTTTACCATCACCAGTTTGATCTTTCATAAACATAGGGGTTCTATTACCCATAGACATTTGTCTTTGCTCTACATCACCGTAAAGACCTTGAGCAGCTGTTTGAGTAGTATCATTAAAAACAGGTTTAGCTACACCAAGTGTATTACTAGGCGCTGGTGGAACAGCAGTTTGCTGCATTGGCATACCAGTCATAGGGTCTATCATTTGTTCGTTTGGATTGTACATATTATCTATCTTTATCTTTATTTACGTTATCAATTGCAGTCTTTAGAACGGTATCCATATAGGTTTTACCCTTCATTATTTTATTTCTTCTATGACTTGTAGGTATATCTTCTTCACCAAGCATAATACGATACATTCTACTTATAAGTTGCTTGCACTTAAATGAAACTTTATATATATGATATTTTTGAGTGGTGTGGTTTCTTTCTCTCCAAACCGTAATCCACCCTTCTTTCAATAATCTGTTCCAGCGCGTGTTATCCCAACTATAAGCATACGTACCGATTTTATAATCTTGTTTGGTGAAAAAACCCATACAATCAAAGTAGATCAGTAACTCTAAATCTGCATCATTTAAGTCGTTGTTTCTACAAGCCCATTGCCTTATTATTCGGTAATGTTTTAACAAGTTTAATTCTTTAATATCACTTGCTTCTAGCCTTTTCATAGAACAACAACTACATCCTGAATTTTTATAATATGGTAAATATCTTTATCTACCTCTATTTTATGCCCAGCATGACGATCATAATAAATTTGATCACCCTCTTTAATACCAGCTGTTTCATCACCTACAGAAACAACAGTAGCCATAATATACCTAATGTCTTCTCTTTGGTTTTCAGCAAGAAGTAAACCACCTTTTGTTTCAGTGGTACCTTCTTTTACCTTTTCTATTATTAAGTTTCTACCTATTGCCTTCATTAATCCTTAAGTTATTAATTACACAATCCGTAGATAAAATAGTTGTAGCGACTGAAGCTGCATTTTTAAGCGCGCTTTTAGTAACTAGTAGCGGATCAATAATCCCGTGTTTGATCATATTAACCTTTTTACCAGTTATCACATTTAGACCCATTCCTTTGCCTCTTTTAGATTCTTGGTATTCTATACCTGCATTTTCTAAAATGGTCTTAAATGGCGCCTTAATAGCCTCTAACAGCGCTTCTTCACCTATTGTATTAGCTTTAACTGTTTCCGATGCGTTTAATAGAGCGATTCCACCGCCAGGTACAATACCTTCTTTAATTGCGGCTTTAGTTGCGCAGATAGCATCTTCAACCCTATCTTTCTTTTCTTTTAATTCTATTTCTGAATTAGCACCTACTTTTACTATAGCTATTTTAGCTGCTAGTCTTGCTAATCTTTTTTCAAGCTTTACTATTTCGTAAGGCTCTTTAGTTGTGACAAGTTTTTCTTTAATACCTTTTATAGTATCTTGAACCTCTTCTGAAACTTCTCCAACTTGTAATATTGTTTCTTCGTCTGTAGTTACACTTTTTATACAATTACCTAGGTATTGAGGATTAATTAAATCTAAATCATCTCCTAAGTCTTCGTTTATAATAGTAGCACCAGTTAGCATTGCAAGATCATCTAATGTTTCTTTTTTAGCTACACCGTATGTTGGCGCATTGATAACATTAATCTTTAAATTACCTTTAACTTTATTCATTGCTAAAGTTGCAAGTACTGGTTGGTCTACGTCTGCAATTACAAGTAAAGACTTATTACCTTTTATAACAAACTCTAGCACGCTTTGAATTTGTCTAATATTATCAATTGGTGATTCAACTAATAATACATAAGGGTTTTCTAATTCAGCAACTCTTTGACTTTTGCTTGTAACAAAATGCGAGTTCGTTAGCCCTTTATTATATTGTACTCCATCAACTATTTCTACTGCTGTAGTACCATCTGACGATGTTTCCATCATAACTACACCTGTTTCATCAACAGATCTAAATGCGTCACCTATTAATTTACCAAGCTCTGCGTCATTGTTTGTAGATATAGTAGCTATTTGATCTATCATATCTCCTTGTATATTAACTGAAATTGATTCTAAGTATTTAACTACTTTCTCAACAGCGTTGTCTATACCAATTTTTAAATCCCTTGAGCTAATTTTATCAGCTACATTGTAAGCTTCAGTTAATATAGCGTGTGCTAACACAGTTGCGGTTGTTGTACCGTCTCCTGCTTCACTTACGGTTTTTCTAGCAGCTTCTTTTAAAAGTGTAGCCCCCATATTTTCAACAGGATCTAATAGTATAATACTATCTGCTACTGTTACACCGTCTTTAGTTATGATTGGTCTTCCATTTCCATCTTCTAGCATCACACATTTACCGCTAGCCCCGAGCGTGGAGCTAACGGCTTTTGTGAGTTTTGTGATACCTTCAAATACTTTGTCCTTAGCTTCGTTACCGAAACTTAGGTTTTTGACAATTGCGTCTGACATAATTTAATTTAATTTGATTGAAGTAGTATTTTATTTAAAGGTCTTAACGACTTTAGGCCCGTCTAAGAATTCCAGCTTTTTAGCGTAATGCTCTACTGTTGAATCAATAGCAGCTTCAGCACCAGCAACTGTTTCTCTTCTGGTTACGTCGTTCCAAGTATCTTCTTTTTCTAGATCTTGGTATTCGGTTTGAAAAAAACCGTTTGGTAATTGGGTGATTCTCCAGTTAGTTTTTTCAGCTATATGCTTCCATAACTTTTTGGTTTCATCGGTGATTTGTGGTTCACTACTCCACGAATGAGTGCGGTAAAAAAGTGTCATTGGTTTTGGTTTATTGTTAATAGTTATAAGATTACGTGTTTTTTGGTTTTTTTAAGCAGTATATGTTCCGCTAGATGTATAAGTTAGTATTGTGTCAGAACCATCTGTTGTAACCGTAGGGCTTCCTGTCGTAGTTCCTGAATAGTTTGCTGTTGGCATACGAAGAATAACTACTCCAGAGCCTCCGTTTCCACTTGTACCAACAGAGCCAGATAAAAGACCTGCAGAACTTCCGCCACTACCTCCACCGGTATTTGCCGTACCAGATTGTCCATCTTCAAAGCCACTAACAGAATAACCTCCATTACCACCGCCGCCAATTCCACCACTACCAAATTGATTATTTCCTGCTCCAGACTCTGGGCCACCAGCGCCTCCACCGCCTGCATAATAGACAGAAGAGCCAGTTATACTAACTAAAAGACCACTTCCGCCATCTCCAGGCCCATTAGAAGAATTACCTTGTTGTCCAACACTTGAAGCACCACCGCCTCCTCCATTTACCTCAGAATAACCGCCTAAATTTGTACCATTTCCACCAGCATAACCTTGACCAGACGTTCCAGTTCCAGGTGTTGAAGTAGTCCAACAACCACCTCCAGAACCTCCGCTGCTTCCATCAAGGTATTGAGAACCTCCAGGAGTATTTCCAGTAGCTCCACCGCCACCTCCTATTGAAGTAATTGTAGTTATGTCTAATCCAGATAAAAAACTATCAGAACCATTTCTTGAAACCGCTGTAGTTGCGGGTACATTATTTCCAGATGCCCCAGCTCCAATACTTATTGTATAAACATTAGATGGATTAAATGTTATATTATTTTCAGAAACAGAACCACCTCCAGACGTAGAACCGTAAGATGTTCTTAATCCGCCTGCTCCACCACCTGCACCATAAGTTATACCTCCTGCACCGCCGCCAGCAACTACTAAGTAATCTACCGCATAAGGTGGGGGCGGAAGCGTATCCAAAGTTAGCCACTCTGTGCCATCGTATGTTTCCATAACATTGTCAGTGGTGTTAAATCTAATATACCCAGCTTCTGGCGATACAGGACGTTCTGCCGTAGTTCCTTTAGGGAATACAGTTGCACCTGTAGACGAATTTAAATCTAATAAATCTGGGTGGTTTATTTTTGTAGTCGCCATATTATTCTTCTATAATTACCTCTTCCCAGTTAACTAACTCTTCATTCCATTTGTACAGTTTCCCGTCTTCTGGATAAGGCACTGGAGAATCCCAAAGACAAGTGTCTTCGTTCAATGTCCAGCTATTAAAAGGTTGAGGTGGAATAAAAGCATCTCTTGTCGTATCGTAAGTATACCCAATACCAGCGTAGTTTTTTCTAAGTGCCTTAGACTGGTCTTCACTTGGTTCGTTAGCGTTAGGCTGGTAATGTACTCCTCCTCTTGTGTTGTAAGAAGTCTGAATCCATTGCCCTGGACTATCGTCTACGAAGTTGTTAAAAAAATCTGCTTCAGCTACAATTACTCTTGTAACTATTCCGTTTGAAACTTTTGCAAAGTGTCCCATAGTATTAAATTAATTATGCGGTGTATGTTCCGCTAGATGTATATGTTAAAATTGTATCTGTTCCGTCTGTTGTAACTGTCGGCGAGCCTGTGGTTGTTCCACTGTAGTTAGCCGTTGGCATTCTAAGTATTACTATACCAGAGCCTCCCTGTCCTCCTGATCCACCACCTCCACCTGTGTTTGTAGTACCAGCTGTGCCAGCTTGATTCATAGGATTATTATTATTACCGGTACCACCGCCTCCAAGCCCAGGGGAGCCAGGAATTGGGGACCCAGAAATACCTCCCCATTTATCTGCACTTCCACCCCCAGCATAATAAACAGGAGTGCCTGTTATTGAAACCTGCAAACCGTTTCCGCCATCACCACCGCTATTTGTACCCCCATTTACTCCAACTGCAGCCGCACCTCCCCCACCACCTCCAATATAATTTGGAGAAGTTGCTGCAATACCTCCTGCGTATCCTTGCCCTGTAGTACCAGCTCCGCCGTTAGGACCAACGTACCAAGACCCGCCTCCGGATCCGCCATCCGCTCCAGTGTTACCCGGAGCACTGTCATTATTTCCTCCAGAACCACCACCAATAGATTCTATTGTTGAAAAAGATGAATTGGCACCATTAGTTCCTCTGTTAGGTGTATTAGCATTGTTCCAAGTGCCGGTAGTGTTTCCGCCTGCTCCAACCGTTATAACATACTGTGTGCTTTGTGTTGTAATCAATGTATCTTCCGATGTGGCTCCCCCTCCAGAAGTTGACCCGTATGAAGTGCGCAACCCTCCAGCCCCACCAGCTGCTCCTCTTGAACCTCCACTTCCCGCTCCTCCTCCAGCAACCACTAAATAGTCTACTGAATAAGTAGGTTTAAGATTATTAATCTTCCTCCAATCAGTACCATCAAAGGTTTCTAATTTAGTTTCGTCTATTTCAGAGTTATGTCTTAGTGTTCCTTCTACTGGGTTAGATGGTCTTTGTGCTGTTGTTCCAACTGGCAAACCTAAAGCATCAGTATCTGAACCTAAGTCTAGT